GATTTCCTCTTCACCTCTTTCCTCTCCGCTGTGGTAGAGTCAGTTCCGAGGGCGCAATACATTGCCGCATCAATGCGTAACAGCTCGTCAATCTTCTTCTTGTCAGTCCATGTTTTGAACTGAACAATCTTGTCGATGTCGTTGTTAGTGTAGTCCATTGAACCAAGTATTCAGCTTGCGCTCGACGTCTTCTTCAGCACCTATAGGAGTTCGCTGACTAATCAACTTTACAATCCCCTGTAAACGAGTGGCTTCTGAAGCCTCGGCTTCGCGCTCAAGGCGAAACTTTTCAAGTTGGGAATATAAATTACAAACCTTTTCCCTCAAAGAAAAAACTTCATTTTTTAGCTCTGACCTCTCCATCGTGTAGACAGGGTCGAAGGTGTCCATGTATACGGCCTTGGACTGTTCGTACATCCTCTTGAGCAGGGCATCCTGCTTGGTATATGCCCTGAAGTTCTTGCAATAATGACAGATGGTGGCGTGGTTTTTACCCAAGTACCTACCTATTTCTGACTTGCCGAACCCTCTTTCCCACAGGATGTATGAGAAAATGATGCGTGCGTTTACATACTCACGGTCTCTCCGTGGGTCGCAGATGTCGAGTTCGCATACCTCCTGAACCGCATTTCGCAGAACATCAAACTCCGTTTTGGTTTCGCTGTGCATGATATTCGATTGTATTGTTATCTAAAATAAAGTCGAGATAATCGTCGCACGAGATGGCAACGATATCTAAGAGCAGGGGAAGTTCGCCCTCCTGATTGAGGTACTCAATAGAATAAAAGACAGGGTCTTCCCCACGAATGACTCCTCCTGTGATTTGACTCCAACCCTCAGCGGTTGGTAGATACTCAAGCGCAGGGAGGATGTCCTGCAACAATTGCTTTCTGCGCTTGATGGTAAACTCTGCAAGCTGTTCAACGAACCATTCTTCTATCTCGAAATGACCATTGTCAAACACCCCTGTAAACTTCGGTAGTGCCATATCGTTCTAATTCTTTTAGCCTGTACTCCTGAAGCCTTGACAGCTTCCCTTTAGGCGTTTTAACCTCTGAAAAGATTACATTAGAATCAGGCGGAATAGCGACGATATCAGGTATACCGTTCTTATTCGTCTTGATTAGTTTGATAACGTAGTATCCCTCTGCTTCGAGTTGCTTTATTCTTTTCGATTGTATCTGCTGTTCCGTCACCTATCAAATATACGAAACGCATACCCGTTTATTCTTTGTTCAATTTCTTGAAGTGGTTTACGGTGAAGTCGCGCTTCTTGGTTACGGCCTTGTAGATGTCCTTCTCAATGCCACCACGAGAGAACACCCAATACACATCTGACTCAAGCCTCTCCTTCGTCGTCATCCTATCTCGCGATTGCCAATAGCTTGTCGCAGAGAAGTCGATGTTGTAGTACACCAAAGCGTCGGCCTCTCGTAAGGATATACCCTCACGTCCGCTCACGATTTGTAAGGCTATGTTCTTACTTGTTCCTGTGAACTTATCGAGGTCGGTAACGAGTGTGTCTTTGAAGACACGCTTGAGTGCCTCAAGTTCTGCCTTGAACTTGTAGAAGATGCCAATCTTCTTGCCCTCAAACTTCTCCTTGATGAACTCAGCCTTGCTTAGGTCAAGCACCGTGGACTTGCCGGACTCGAACTTGATAGTCCCGGAGTAAAGCTGATGGAGCTTCATCATGAGCTTGACAGGGGTGTCAGCCAAGATGACCTCGTCTTTCCCCTCCACAACCAAGTCCCTTTTGAGCCTCGCGGCAAGGCTGTACGTCAGGTCAGACATATCCACTTGCAGTACGTGCTCTCGCGTATCGACCTTGAAGCCCGCCTCCTTCTGTGAGAAGTTGATGGTGAACGGTCTCATCGCTTCGAGGATGGTGTCCAATCCCTTGGAGTAGTCGTTAATCATCAACCCGTTTATCTTCTTCTGAGTGACCCGCGCGTACTTGTCGCAGAATCGGTAGAAGTTTTTGAACTCAGCAAACGGGTTGTTGGGAATGCCGTACACCTGATGATACATCTGACAGTATGACTCAGGTGTCGGTGTCCCCGACAGCAGGATAACCTTTGGGCTATAACGCTTGACCATATCCCTCACATCCTTGGCCCTCTTGCTTGGCTTGGGGAACGCACCGATGCTGTGTGCCTCGTCAAGGATAACGATGTCCCACTTCACGTCAGGAAGTTTGTGCATCGACTCGTAGTTGATGACGAACAGGGAGTATGATGGGCATAGCTTGTCGCTGTCTGCGGTGATAGAAGAGATGGCCTTCTTCTTCGTTATGAACAGGACGTTGTCCACATCCATCTCGTCGCAGATACCGAGGCTTGTAAGGGTCTTGCCTGTACGCACCTCCATCGCCAAGTAGAGGAAGCCCGTGTCCTTGAGGACACGGACTCCCTTTTCAATGATGGCTTCCTGATAGTCTCGGAACTCTATCTCTGATGACTTCTTCATCTGCTCTGCATAGTATTCAAGGCTGTTGGAGATACGCTCTCTGACAAGTGGGTCAACGTCGCGGTACTTGTTGACCTGCACCTTGGTCGCGGCACGACCACGCCCCACGGTTCTCTGAACCTTGGCGTTGATGATGCGGTCAAGCCTCTGAACGCTCCGGTACATATCAGCGTCGCTGAAGTACGGCTTGCGCTCGAAGACCTCCTTGTCTCCCCACATGAAGGTCTCAACCTTCATTGTATTCGGCTTCGAGAATCATCTCCAAGTAGTGGATGGCCTTCTTGATATCCTGCGCCTTGCCCTTGTCGCGGTGGCGGGTGACGTACTTGATGACGTTGCCCTCAAGGTATCCCATCTTGTTCTTGAGGATGTACTCTACAGGCTCGATGGCTCCGTTCTTGTAGTGTTTCTCTCCCTTCTTCTCAAGGCTCTTCATGTTCTTTGGTTTAGAGTGTGGATAGTTGTTGACGATATTCCATACCGTGCCATAGGTAAGGTCGAGGCGGGAAGCGATGTCGCGAAGGGATACACCTCGCGCGTTGAGTCTGCGCACTGCGATGTTGCGCTCCTCTTTCATTAGATTCTTTTTCATGATGATTAAATTAAACGGGTTTGAACTTCTACTTCGTGCTTGTTTCTCATTCGCAACCAACGGCCTGATGGGTCGCGGCCTTCTTCAGGCGTAACGCCTGTGGCAAAGACAGCGTATGCCGTAAGCCACTTATAGAATCGAGTACGGCTGATGGTCATCTTGGCCTTGGGTGCATAGTCAGGGTACTCCTGAATGAACTCATAGTACAGGTCTTGCTTCATCAGCTTGACACCTACATCAAGGTGCGAGTTCTTGGGTGTCCCTTCAATCAGACCACACCATTCGATGAAGTCATGGCTTGTCTCTGCTGATAGCTGACGCACCTGAAGGTTGACGAAGGAGGACTTGACCAAGCCTGTCTTGAGGTATCCCTGCAAGCAAGCGACCATGTAGTTGTCGAACAAGCACCAATCCTCATCGTTCCAATCGGCAAAGAAGTGCTTGCCAAACTCGTCGAGAGGTGTGTGGTTTTTGGTGTAGTGCTGATGCAGTTCCACCTCCCACTTACGTCGAGCGAACGAGTTGCCCGTACCCTTGATGGCGTAGTTGGTGGTGATGGCAATCTTCGGTGACTTGCTGAATGGAATCTTGATAGCATCCTTGTTCTTCTTCTCCAACGTCAGACCCTCGGTCACCACGCTGAAGGGCCTCTCGAAGTCAAAGTTCTTCTTCACATCATCGAAGCACAGCACCTGCGTGTCTGCACTTACGGTCTGATATGGGAAGGACTTCTCGAATGCAAACGCCTTGCCGTCGATGACTACGAGTTTCTTCATCTGACTGAGTGCGTTCATGAACAAGCCCTTGCCTGTTCCGCCTTCAGGGTTGTCGCTGATGACCTCGTCGTTGAGGATGACAGCCGGGCAGTACGACAGGTTCTTGTATCCGTGCATGAGGAATCCAATCGTTGACTCCATCGTAGCGATACGCATATCGTTGTCGCCGCAGATGCGTGAGATGAACTGACCGTAGACGCAACCTTGGTATTCACATTCCATGAACTTGCGGTCGATGACGTGGTCTTTCCAAACGTACCCACCGAGGTCGAGGTAGTCAATGGTCTCTACTGCATCCTTGGTGATTTTGACAGCGCAGTTCCTGTAGTACAGGTACGATGTGTCCTTGGTATCCTCGATGAAGTAGATGTCAATGGTTGAAAGCAGGGATAGGAACTCCTCGCGGAAGAACCTGACGTTGTCAGCGAAGTAGTTGTAGACGCTGATGTCGTCGAGTTCAATCAGGTGGCTCAGGATGAAGTCCTTGATTTCTTTCTCCGACGTGTGGTCGATGAGGTTGTTCGTGACCTTCACGAAGATGTAGTTGCGCCCACCTTCGGGGCAATACTTATAGAAGCCGTTGTCTTCCAAGAACTGCTTGAACAGGATGTGTACGATTTTGATTGTACCCTTCTCGTTCTTTTCCCAAAACGTCTGCATTGAGTTCTCCTCCTCGACTCGGTTGAGGACAGCGTCAATCGTATCGCTATCAAGTGCAGACTCTTCGAGTTGATAGCGTATTTCTTTTTTTGACACACCGCGTTTCATCTTGGTGCGGATGGTGTTCACCCTGTCTTCGTCCTCGTAATACTTCGTGCCGAAGTTCTGCGTGTGTTCGTATGCCGAATCAATCGTGCGTTGAATCTCGCTCTCAGGAAAGTCCTGCGTAGCGTAGTTGTTCAGGACGTAGGACGCAAGGCTCTTGTTGATGCCGTAGTCGTTGAGGGCCATAGCAAGAACGAACGTGTTCTGATTGCGCTGTCCCTCGACCATCGGATACTTCTTCGTCCACCACTTGATGAGGATGTCTACAATCTTATTCTCGTCGGTGATGGGAATGGTTGGTGGGTCACGACGCGACACGAGTTCGCGATACTCAGGCTCGTCAATCTTATCCCACAGCGAGGCGTTCTTGTTGACGTACAGCACAGGGTCGAATGACTCGTAGCATACACGGCTGAGGTTCTTGCACGTCTTGTCGAAGTGCGGGCTGTCGAAGTGCTTCTGAAGTGCGTTGAAGTAGTTGACGTGGTTGTCAGGGTCAGCAGGTACGCGAACCAAAACCTTCAAGCCATTGCCGGACGGACTGACGAACGCGGCATAGACGTATGGGTCTTTGGTAAGGTTCTCCTTGTGGCTGATGAGTTCCTTCTTCTTCTCATACCCATCGAAATCCAAGCAGATAAGTCCGCTGTGTTCGACGAGCGACTTGTCGTTGCGCTTGTTGAATGTTCCGCTGAAGCAGATAGCGGGGAGACCCTTCTTAAGTTCATTGCGCTCTGTCTTGTTGCGCTCTGCCCTGATTCTCTTGACAAGGTCTTTGGTTGCTCCCTCCTTGATTCTTTGTAGGACTACATCGACGGGGCGATGGAAGGGAGTGGCAGTCTCTACGATGTTCCTAAAGAGTGTGACGGTTGATGCCATAGCTGTGCTGAATTTGTGCTGATTAAAGTATTCACTATCAATGAGATGTCGATAATGTCGATTTTTTTCTCCGAGTACAAGAGAAAATAAAAGTAGAGTGGAGAGTAGTAGTAGTTAATGACGAAACTATGTCGGCATTTTTTGGGGCAAAAAAAGGGGAGACCGAAGCCTCCCCTTCCTACTCAACACAAATGGTTAGAAAGGCAAACCTTCTGCAGGGGACTCTACTTCCTGCGGTTTGCTTTTCGCCACAGTTTTATTTTGGGTGTCGCCTTGTGGCTTAGGCTCCCATGTATCCAACTCGGTGTAGGGCTTGCCTGAGTCCTTGCCGATTTTCATTTCTACGTTGACCCAACCCTTCTTCTCGTGCTTGGTCAGGAACTTAATGAACTCCTCGACCTTAAAGGAGAGGTGTCCGATGACCCAATCAGGGTCGGTGTCTTTCTTCTTGATGATGAGACCGTCAGGGAAGATAGCTTCTTTTTTATTAGACATGATTTGAGTATTGATTAAACAAATATACGAAACTTTCTACAGTTTCAAAGGATTTCGTGAATAAAATATGCGTCGAGACTTTCGGTTGGGTTGTCCCCGAAGAACTTACGGTATTGCTCGACGGCCTTGCGAACCTTCGCCTCGCCTCCTTCGATGAAGGTTGGTGAGGTCTCGAACACACCGATGGTTCCTGTTCCCTTCTCAACCACATAGAAGACAAGAGGTCGGCCAAACATCTTCGAGTAGATGTACGCTTGGCTGTCGTAGTTATACTTCTTTGCGCTCCAACGGAAGTCAGCAATGTTTGATGTGGTCTTCAGGTCAATGACCATTTCAGGGTGGACGATGTCGGCCTTACCCTTCCACATCTCACCTGCTATCTCCATGACGGCAGGAACTTCGTACTCGCATTCGTCGTGACGGATGTCGTCGAACAAGTCCATGTTGCCGAGCATACTTCTGACACAATCTTGAATCTCGTCGCGCTCTTTCTCAAGCAGGGCGAACGGGAGTTCGTTCTCCAAGCAGTAGTCCTTGTATGCCTTGGTGCTTCGTGACCCTACAGGTACGAAGTCCCACACCTTTGCCTTCTCAGGTTCGAGGATAAGCTGATGGAAGTACCTCCCCTTTGCGAACGCAGGGTTGTCGGGTTGCTTCTTCTTGAAGTCCCGTGGGTTCTTCAACAGCGCACCTATGTCGGAGTTGGACAGATACTTCTGTCCAAACTCCCCATAGTAATGCTCGTCGTCGCGTAGCTTTTCAATAGCTTCGCTCATGCCTTCTCGATTTCAGCAGTCAATCCCTTCTTGACTGACGGAGTCACCTTGTACTTGCGCTCTACCATAGACAGGACGTCTTCGATGGTCTTGTCCTTGTTCTCATTGATGTATCCTACAATCTTCTTGTAGTTCTCATCGTTCACCTTGAGTGTCTTCAAGGACACGGGTTCAGGCTTGGACTCAGGAAGGTCTTCACCTGCGTAGATATAGTGACCGAGGCCAAACATCGCGAGGTTCTTGGTGAGGCAACGCATGATGGTCTTGTTGATGTCGAACATCGTAGCCTTGTTCACCTGCTTCTCCCCGTAGCGAGTAGCGAACGTGTAAGGCGTGTCCATCATGGCGTTGTTTGCTCCGTCCATCACAGGCAACCACATCTCAAGGGTCTCACCTTCGATGGTGACGTTTGTCATGGTCATGTAGCCAAGTGCCGGGTCAAAGAACCAAGGCTTGTCAGTTTGCGGGTCGCGCAACACCTCATAGGATGCGTCAGGATATTGCCTCTTGACCGCGTCCCAAGCCCAAGCCCATGAGAGGTAGGTAAGGTTGCTTTTCTTTTCAACCTTGTCGTTGACGTTGATTGCGCTCAACGTTTCGAATACAGATTTTTTCTGTGCCATTGTTATTGAATTGATTTGAGTAAAAGATTCACTTTGTTGTATTGTATAAGAACTCGGTCTCGTTTTCCCTGAAGGGACTTGAGGGTCGCATGGTTGTTGGTGCTGTTCACCTCCTTCCTGATTGACCTCTCGATTGATTCAAGTTTTATACGATTGTTAGACAAATATACGACATAGATGCCGTACTTCCAACCCTTGCTGTAAAAAATATGCTCCTCCGCAGGAGATAGTTTCACATAGTAGCTTCCGCCCTTTGTGGTGTTGAAGAACTCAACCTCACCCGTGGCGTTGTCGCGAGTAATCTTTGTGCCGTAAGAGATACGTCCTTCGTATCCCCTGCCGTCCACGTTACTTGCGAACCTATCCTCAAGTGCCTGTTCAAACACTTGGTCTGATGTGTAGGTCATAGCAGATGGTGTCCGTAGTGTGAGTACA